AGTCCATCACTGTCTACATAAGTTGCAGTAGAAGCCCTAGTGAAATCAAATGGCAAAGGTTTAAAGTTGTTGTTCTCGTCATTGTAAGCAAGCACAGAACCCTTTTGAGTTGCCCAGTTTCCGTTTCCGAATTTTAATGTATTTGCCATAATTATTGTATTGAGTATTCTTGTCCTGTTGCCATTTCGTTAAATGAAGTCCAAGATGTTAATGCTTCTAGTTCGCTGTCGGTAAGTGCTGTTTTGAATACTGCTACTTGTTTAGTCTTTCCGTAGAAATCACCATTCACACTATCTCCAAAATCAAAGTTTAATGTATTAAGTGTGCCAGTTGGCAAAAGATTTGTGTCAGAAGTTTGACCTATTTTAACCCCATTTACCCATAAATTAAAGCTACCTGAACTATATTTAAAAGCAATTTTGTTAACTTGTTTTATATCTAAATTTGTATCAGTAATTAACCTACCACCTGCACTTGAATTAATTGAATAAAAGCCTCTCAATAAGTTAGAGTTATTAAAATCAATAACAATTCTATTGTCAGTTCCACCATCGGATATAGCTATTGCTCTGAAAGTATTATCATCAGCCAAAGCAGCTATCTCCGCAAACAACACCCCTTCTGAATCGTTAAACTCTGCTGCTGTTCCTGCTGCATTTGCTGTTTCTGCCGAGCGTGTAACTGTTGAACCTGATGTAGGGATGTAGGAGGTAGGGTATGTAGCACTTGGCTCATTTTGTAAACCAAAAACTAAAATATTTTCACCTACGATACCACCTGCAATTCCATAATTAACAAAACTGCCACTTGTTACGTTAAAAACAAATCTAAACCACCCATTTCCGTAATCGACACCATTTGTAGCAGTACCACCACTAAATGAATTCAAAGTCCCATCTTTATTCCAAGAAGCAGACCCAACATTATCAACTGAAATTTTAAATTTACCAATAGATAAATCAATATCTTTAGCAAAAAAAGATAAAGAGCCACAAGTAATTCCACCTTTATAAAGAACTGAATCACTTGTGGCGGATGTTGTAAAAGTATCTGCATTTAAAGTTCCATCTGGAGAAATAGATGTATTAGCTGTTATTGTACAATTTGACTTTAACCAGTAAGCATTATCTACTTCTTGTGAATGAAAAACGCTATTAGTTCTAGCAGGCTCTAAAATTAAACTAGGAGAATCCTGTACTACTCCATCAATAAAAGGATAGTTTAGTCTTGGTACGTCTGCCGCTACCGTTTCAATATATCCATCTTTGTTAACCCTAGTAGCTGTGTTTAGGTTTCTATCAAATGTAAAATCTCCATTTCCGTTACTCGGCTTTTGACTGTGTATCTTATCGGTTTTAACTCCCGAAGGTGTTAACATTAAACTTGCTTTGTCAAATAAACTCATTATGAAAGTATTAGTTTTTCTGTGTTAATCATTACTTGTTCCATCCCTTCAACCTTTCCACCGTCATCGTGAACTCTACTCATATAGTCCATTGCTAAACCAATAGCTTTGTAATTCATAACCCCAGGCGTTGCGGTCACATAATCAACAACCGCTGCACTTGTTGGAATTGTTGTATCGTTATCGTTGTTTGCTAAACCATCAGCTTCATCTACAAACTTTGTAATTGTTATATCTTCTGCGGTATCTTTTAAAGAGCCAAATGAGATAGTACCTCCTGAAGATACAGTTGAAAAACTCGCACCTGTTCCAATTAAATTTCCAGTTAAAGTACCACCGGCAAGAGGTAAATAATTAGCTGCTGAAGCTGCCACCGCTGCATTCGCAAAGGCAGTCGTTGCTATTGTAGTGTTATTAACCGAAGGCAATTGAGTCGCTCCGGTTGTTGCTGTGTTTATTGTTCCATTTAGTGCACCTAAAAAAGATGGTGCTGTTAAATTTCCACTAACAATTAAAGCTGTGTTGGACAGAGTCATAGATTCTGTAAGTGTTCCATCTTTCATTGTTTCGAAAGTCAAAGAACCATCTTCAGTGCCATCCGTTACGTCTTCAGCTTTTGCTTTTATTTGCACATATTGAGTATCTTGATTAGCGTTGTTAAATCCTGTAAAATTTACAACCCCTATTTCTTCACCGTCAACTGGCACAGCATTGTGTGAAAACCACATAGAAGGCAAATCACTAGCAGCTCCGTTAAAAGTCATTTGAGCATTACCAGAAACTACATCAAGCGCAGCACTTGGACTGAATTGTGTGCCTATTCCAACTTTACCAAAGAAATTTGCGTCTTGTAAGGCGTCTATGCTTAAAGCAAGAGTGTTATCGGTAGATATTGTAGCGGTATATGACTTTAAGTTTAATTGTCCCTCTGTGTTAACTATCTCTGCATTCGTTCCATTATGAAAGATCTCTAAGTCTCCTCCAGTTCCAAATATAGCTTTACTCGTGTCAGTAAACGTAATATCGTCATTCGCTGAAACTGCAATATCTGTTCCTCCTGTGGTGTTTCCTCTAGATAATACTTCTGGTAAAGTATCGGCTGTTCCAAATTGTGAATCCACATAGCCTTTGGTGGTTAATATAGCATCATCATCACCTGTTTCCGTTGCTTGTGATGTTACCTTGCCAGTAACCCCTATATTAGCTTCAGAGTTTAACGTAAGATTAAGTGTATCTCCATCACCTAAACCTTGATACAATTCTGTTAGTGTATTATTTAATTTCTCAAAAGATACTCTTAACGGATCTCCTGTATTGTCATTAGGGGATAAACCTATATTCACATCGTTTTTAGACATACTTATATTTTTTTGTTTTTATCGTACAACCTTTTTAAATATTCAGTTAATTTAATAACGTTTTCTTTTTTAGGTTTATAACTTCCTACTATTTTTCTTTTTACAGAACCCATCCGCTAAAACTTGAATCATAAGAAGGGTTTATATCCCCGTTTGAATTACTTCGATACTCTGGAAATAACGTATTGTTAAAACTCATATAGGAAATAAACCTATCTGTATAATACTGCGCTAAATCACGTTCCTTTTCAACTAGATAATCTACCTCATCTTTTGATACGTTTTCAGCATTCTCGCTTGAGTGCTTAAATACGCCCTTATTAGCGATTGTATATGCCGCAAAGGGTAAGTATTCAACCATTGCCCAATGTATCAGCATAGGCTTTATGTGTACGTTTACAAGGCTTAAATAGTCTCCCGTCAAAGTGCCTGCAATTATATCGGCTTGTATCTTTTCAAAAAGGTCTGTACCTAAATAATTCTGTATATGTATATCTTGAGCGGTTTTAATCCATTGAATAAACGAATCCGTATCTACGTTTCCATTCATTGCGGTGAATTTTACTATATCTGCTCTCCCTATTAATAATGCTTCTGCCATTTCTTATTTGTTTACAAAACCGTTGTTAGGCATATCGGTTGGTCGTTTAGCCACGTTTGAATCGTTCTTTTCAGGTGTAAAACCTTCTTTCTTTGCCTTGTTTACACTTACCTCTGCTCTTGGGTTTTTAGCATCTGGAGAAACCCCTTTAGCCATATACGTTTTACGCATCCAGAAATGATGGCAATCACCACCGCCTTTAAATTCCCAGATAGAATAAGTATCAGCTCCATTTAATCCCCATCCTTCATTTACTGCTTGGTTACCCATTTGGATAATGTCTTCTTTTCTGTATATCTTTTTAGATGCTACCATTTTAGAACAGAAATCCCTACTGTTTGCAGAGGTTCTTAGTGGTGCATATTGATAACGAACTTTAAATCGTAAACCATCTGATTCTCCATCTTGTTTACTTTTAGCGTTTGGTCTTGCAGAACCTGTTGAAGCTAACCCTATCATTTTATCTAGTGCTTCTTCTTGGTCATAATCAACCTCACGCTCATCTACTAATTCCCACTCATCAAGGTTTTCTTCCTCGCCAAGTTCACTTAACAAATCAAAAGCCTCGTCATCATCAAAGGATTCCTTAGATAATTTTACTCCTGTTTCTTCTTCTCTTGCCTCGTCTGTTATTGCATTATCCGTATCAATGAATTCTAGCGGTTGTAAGGTCTTAAAATATAATTTTAATGATATACCATTAAAAGATAATATATCGTCAATAGCGTCTATTAAAAGGTCTTGATACGGTCTTATAGTAACATTGTTAAATAGTAACGATGCTGTTTTAATTTCATCAGCATTATTTCCTAATCCAGAGTTACCTGTTCTTATTCCTAAAAGTAAAGGCGAAGTAATACGGTGAGCAACCATTAATTTGTTTGAGCATTCCGTAGATAGATACTCATAATGCGCTGGAGCGTCATTTAAAGGTACGTCATCGATTGTAGTCTTACTTTCAGCGTTGTTGTTGAAGGCAATAATTACCTTCTCTCCACGGCTTCCTGTCAGCTTACGCATTACATCGTTTTTGATGCTTAGCTGCTGCTCTTGGTCTGGGATTCCGTTGTTAAAGTTTACTACCTTAG